ATGAAATTTAAAAAATGTCTTCTGCCTGTGGTAATGTTAGCGTCATTCACTCTGGCAGGATGCCAGTCAAATGCTGATGATCATGCCGCCGATGTTTATCAAACCGATCAACTGAATACCAAACAAGAAACTAAAACCGTTAATATTATTTCCATTCTTCCCGCAAAAGTTGCCGTAGACAACTCCCAAAATAAACGAAACGCACAAGCCTTCGGCGCGCTTATTGGTGCAGTCGCTGGCGGTGTTATTGGCCACAACGTCGGGTCTGGCAGCAATTCCGGAACGACGGCAGGTGCAGTTGGCGGCGGAGCTGTTGGCGCGGCAGCGGGTTCTATGGTGAATGATAAAACCTTAGTGGAAGGTGTTTCTCTAACGTATAAGGAAGGCACCAAAGTGTATACCTCCACCCAGGTGGGTAAAGAGTGCCAGTTTACGACAGGTTTAGCCGTTGTTATTACCACGACGTATAACGAAACGCGTATTCAGCCAAATACCAAATGTCCTGAAAAGAGCTAATAATCAGGAGGAGTCATGAAGAAAGTTTTTCTTTGCGCCATCTTAGCTTCCTTAAGCTATCCGGCTATCGCCTCATCATTGCAGGATCAACTCTCTGCTGTCGCAGAAGCGGAACAGCAAGGTAAAAATGAAGAGCAAAGGCAGCATGACGAATGGGTCGCGGAGCGCAACAGGGAAATCCAGCAAGAGAAGCAACGTCGCGCAAACGCCCAGGCCGCCGCTAACAAAAGAGCGGCAACGGCAGCGGCAAATAAGAAAGCTCGTCAGGATAAACTGGACGCCGAAGCCTCTGCGGACAAAAAACGCGATCAAAGTTATCAAGATGAGCTACGCAGCTTAGAGATTCAGAAACAAAAACTGGCGCTGGCGAAAGAAGAAGCCCGCGTTAAGCGAGAAAACGAATTTATCGATCAGGAACTGAAGCACAAAGCTGCGCAAACCGATGTGGTGCAATCTGAAGCTGACGCAAACAGGAATATGACTGAGGGCGGTCGAGATCTGATGAAAAGCGTGGGCAAAGCAGAAGAGAACAAATCGGACAGCTGGTTTAATTAATCGATGTAAGTAACTTCAAGCCTATAATTCTTGAAGATAAAAAACCCTCTGTAGTAACAGAGGGTTTTGTTCATTCATAGTGCAGGGATCAAAATCATTCCCACTCAATTATTTACGATAACCATAACCAATTGAGTGATAACATTTTTCCAAATCTCAATTTTTATCGTACCGTTTTATATACCGTCACCGGAAATCAGTACCATGAAAAATGCCATGCTATCTGGTCAGGGTGTCGTACTGTTTTTCACAGACTCTTCCGGCTTCGGCTGCCCGGTCAGCATACTCTGCCAGTTGTCTGTTTCTCTCGAGAGATTTACTGAGCACGTCGGCAAGCAAAACTCCGGTGTCTGCGGCTGACGTCCCAGCGCCGACAATGGCGTTATACTGCCTGAGCTGCTCACGGATGGCAACGAGCTGTTGCTGCAACCGGCCAGCGCGAGCGGCAGCATCAAGAGCATCATTGCGCGCCTGGTCGATCCTCTGCTGCGCTTCACGTTCATTGATCGCTTTCTCCTGTTCGTAGTGCTGACGAATTCTCTCATCTTCGGTTTTGCGGTCTTCTTTCGCCTGCGCATACCCGGCGTCGTACTGACGACTGCCGTGTACACTCCAGGCAACAACTCCTGATATGACCAGAACAGCAAGCACCGCCATGATAATCAACTGTTTCCGGTATGCTTTTACGAATGCCCAGATCATACCGCCAGCACCTTACTGGCATTGATGTATCGCGCGCGCCGGTCGTCGATGCCGTTCCGGCCACCATTGATAATCAGAGTTACACGTGCAATATCGCCGGTATACTTCATGCATCCTTTGCTGGCAAAGAACCACGCCGCGCTACGAGCCGCGTATTCGTCCTGCGCCAGCAGTTCAGGACTCTCCAGCAGGTCAACCTTAAGACCGTTTCCACAGTCACGATAGTTATTCAAACCGGTAACCTGGATAAGCCCGCGCCCACGGTAGTTCCAGCCATCACCAGGGGCATTGTTCCCCATGCGTTTGCTGTACACCAGATTGGCAATCGCTCTCTGGCGCTCAAGTGGCAATGGTGGTTCGCCTGCACGTCGCCCCAATGCGTTGGCCTGTCCCTGAGTGAGACGCCCAGCCCGAACAAAGTTAGCCAGTCCGCTGACGCTGTAGTTGAAATTCTCCTGCAACCGGGTGAAGCCTCCAGACTCATGCCCGACCTGAGCAATAAACATAGCCTGATCTTCTGGTTTGCTGATACCAAACTCTTTCATCGCAGAAGTTATATGCGAGAACCAGCGTGCGGCCAGTGCCTCGCTGATACCAGCAGCTCGCTGGAATTGTTTAATCTCCATGTTTAGACCTCGATACTTTGAAAATTTGAACGACGTTACCGCGCGTTTTAATAACCGCAGCTAGCATGACAGCGTTGATAATGACCTCAGATAAATCCACAGCCATTGGCGTACGTAACCAGATTGCATAGGCGACACGAACAGGAATACTGGCCGCAGCAACAATCAGGAAATAAGCAAGCCATCCTCCCCACCTTCGGTGTTGAGAGCCGTTACGCCGGAATGTGACAACGCGAATTGCTATGCCAGTGCAAATAACTGCATTGGTGATAAGCAAAAAAAACTCATGCGTTACCATCGTCTTTTCTCCCCGGAATTAACTCGCGTGGATTATCGGAACGGTGATAGAGCCATATACCAATACGCACAGCGACAATTGCTGACACGAATGCGCCTGCAGAGAAAACAATCCCTTTTTCAAAAGAGTCCTGCGTGATGGTAGGGATCAGGCTGGCTATGCCGATAAGAATTGATGCTGCTGGTTTGTAAAAGAGAAGGCCGCAAAGAAAGCTGAGCATCGACAGGAGCACCCGGCGACGGATGGGGTACTCTACTGCAGAGGTAACAAAAATTACCGCTCCAGCCAAAGCACCCAAAGCAACCTCAGGAGGAACTCCTGCTATCACCGCCGCCAGAGAACTCATGCTAAGCCACTGATTTAAAGTTTCACTGGTTAGTTGAGCTGACATGTTTTCCACCGTTTATATGCATAACAACCTCCTGAACAGTAAAGCATTACGCATAATAAACCATTTATGGTTTTTTGTTACTTTAACATCGTCAATTCCCTGTTTTTCATGCCGAGAATAAAGCTCACCTTTTACATGACTCTGAAGAAACAAACAGTGAAGAGCAGGTTGAATACCGCACCATTTAATGGCGCGGTAGCAGTCAAATAGAGAAATAAACACAAAAACAAAAAACAACAGGAACAGCAAAATCCAACAGACTTCCCACATCCCACACGCGTGGATCAAAACCTCCCCACCACGGCATGTTGATACGTTTCCCTTTCCCAAACTTTTCTATCCAGCGATATTCTGCCTGGGTGTGTTCACGCGCAATGAAGAACGTACAACCGGCTATCGCACCGTAAGCCCAGTTTCCGGTAAAAATACCAACCAGTACCTGAGCCACAAAAGCGCAAAGCGAGTGAAGAAATGGAGTGACATCAATGCTCTTAATCATGAAACTTCCCCATTGGTTGAAAATATGGCTCCTCCAACGCCAAGTGTATTTCGTGTTGTGCTCAACCTCAGAGGGCTGGAGTCAGAATTAGAATATCCTGTAGCAGAAATAAAAGATCCTCCACTAATAGTCAACTGCGGAACATCGGCTATATCTGAATAAGTTCTGTCAGCAACAGTATTATTTATAGCCACATATGATCCAAAAAAACTTCTTATTGTTTGGTTTTTAACTTTACTTCCTTCAATGGTTATCCTACTACCACAGTCGGCAATAAATCCTGAATCTGCATCCAGCGTTGCATTCATAAAAGAAGCTTCAGATCTCTCTACATCAATCCATCTAATATCTTTTGTGGGATTTGCACCAAATACATGACAAATATTAGAGTTAAACCTTACACCATCTTGGAGGTGCATTAATTTTTTTATATCTGTACCCCATAGCCTTGGAAAATTAACAGATGCTCCTGCATGGCAATCAAATCCCAGCTCAGCCCCTGAGATATCTACAGCCTTTCCTGAAATAACAGCACCAGTGTCTGCATTAACGGCTGTTCCACAATTGCGCATATCATTACCAGCAACATCAACGCAACCCGCACCATCAATACGCACACCAAGTGCACATCCATAAAAACCTTTTTCAATATTTGGTTCAAGGACTTTACCACTTGTTTCTGCATCACTTTCTTCAACGTCATGTCGTCTTGCATCAACATATGCTGTATGAATGCAGGTTAATCCACGATATGAGCAATGTATAGTTTTATGGTCGCGTATATTAACATTTGAACCATCTCTTACATTCCATCCTATATAACAATAGCTTGCACTTGACCCCTGAAAATCTGCTTTAACATTATAAATACAATTAACTGACGCAACCGTACTCTCTGTGCACCGTTCAAACTTGCTTACAGGCATTGATGCCTTGACATTATTTACCAGTTGCAGGGAAGAGTATCTGCTATAAGAAAAATCACATACGTAATACCCTTCTGGCATATATGCAGCAACACTTTCCTCATCAGGAGCACATCCGGTATGATATGCACTAATTTTTGCACCAAAACTACCATGAATTCCAACGTAGAACTTTCGAGCACCTGAATACGGATAGAAATTAAGTTCAGCTTTTTGAGTTACAATAAATGCACAAACATCGCTATCATCTCTATTTTCTTCGATCTGAATAGCAAATACAGGACTTTTTGCTGCATCGCAAATGTAAAATAAATACTTGTATTCGTAATACGTTCTAACGATTTTAGTAAACAAACGAGTGTCAGAGAAAACCACTGAGTCTTCTGATGTTATTTTAATCCAAGACAAATCAACACCTGAACTGAATTCAATTTGATAGTTGATAATATGCCCGGTCTTAATTCTTATTTCGCAGAAAGCATTACCACCATCCCACATAGGTCTCATTGACTGGGCTGCAATGATTGCATCTTTGAGTGTAGGGTAATCACCCCATTCGCCAACAGTAATAACAAAAGTATAATATGAGTTAAAAACAGCGGCATTTTTGCCTTTGGATATCAACTCCTTAATCATAAAAATATTATCTTCGTAATCACAAGGAGAAATTATATCCCTCATTTTGCTTTGAAATGTTCGTTGTCTTGCCTCGCTTCCTGACGGTATAAACCAACCAAAACCACCAACAACCCCGGCGATTGCAGCATCGACATAATTACGCATTGAGCGATTATTTACAGCGTCCTGCTCAAATGATGGATCTGCAAGGTTAGAAATTTTGTTTTGCTTTGCATCGTAATATTTTGCAAGCAAAGATGGTTTCATCAATGCACGTCTGAACCACCCAAAACATCGCTGGATCAGCATCGTCAGGTAGTCAAATGCATCTTCATGAACTTCGGGGAAAAATTTTCCCTGATTGCGAAGATCAGTCTCCTGCACCACATCAAGCACACGCTCTATCGTAATTCGCCAGCCAGCAGCAAGCGGCGACGGGAGAACCACTTCACCGCCACTATAAGTGCCCGCTCCAGTTACCTTATAACCGGTATCCAGAACCAATTCTGTTACGTTCCCGTTCAGGTCAGACACCTGAACAACCAGGTCGGTTTTTTTGAAAATACGGAAGGTATACGGAAATGATGTCGTAACGCCGTTACCGGTGTATTCGTTGTGGTCAACTTCGGTTGAGACCGTCATGTTAAATCTCCAGATAGTCGCAGCACCCGTTGCGCCGCATATCTGGTTATTCTATTACCTGAAAAACCACATATGGATAGAAAGACTGTAAATACGAATAGATATTACCTTTCGGGTAATTTGCAAAACGTGCTGGATAGCAAACAAATTATTTGATACTGTATATTTATACAGTTATTGCATGGAGAAGATAAGATGCAGCGGTATCACTATCCACTGGAAGACGGATTTACCGAAAGGATTCACACGCCGGGAGGCGTCAGGTCACTGGTGGAGGGATCGCACTTGATGAAATTACTCCGGGATCTCGATAAGGATGGATTTAATGTCGATGGCCCACTTGCCGAACTGACTGCACTGATTAACTACGTCACCAGCTCACAGATGTCTATGCAGGATCTGCAAACACATCTCGACTATTGTGCCGAACAATTACGAAAACAAACCAGATAAGGTTTGCAATTACCAAGTGGAGTGCTTATATTTACCTTTGCGGTAAATTTACATCGCACTCCTCTTGTGCCATAGTAATCAGGCACTGGCAAAATCCAGTGCCGGGATTGGCGTCCCGGGTTACTAAGTGGCGCATACCACGCCAGACGTGGTTTTTTTATGCGTTAAGCACAGCTATATCCGAATTATGGTGGGCTGGGCAGGGGTCCGAAAGGACGCCGGTACCACTTAGGCCGGTACGCCAACCTTGTCCAGTTCACCACCAGTAATTGGCGTTGCGGTGGTGATTAAAATCACTAAGTGGAGATAACCACCATGGCTAATGCTCAAACTGCCATCTTCAAATTTGAATCTGTTAACCCTATCCGTTCCATCATTATCGATGGCCAACCATGGTTTGTAGCCCAAGACGTTTGTAGTGCGCTGCGTATCCAAAACGTCACCCAAGCACTTGAAAAACTGGATGATGATGAAAGGTCTATGTTCAACATAGGGCATGAACATCGTGCAATTTTTGACAGCCGAGTAAAAGAGATCAACATCATCTCCGAGTCAGGCCTCTACACACTGATCCTCCGCTGCCGCGATGCGGTGACACCAGGCACTATCCCCTACCGCTTTCGCAAATGGGTTACAGGCGAAGTACTTCCTCAGATCCGCCGCACCGGAAGTTACATTAAAAACTCGCTCCCGCAGGAAGAACGCATAAAGATGGTTGCCGACCAGGTAGCCAACGCCACAGCATCAGCAGTGATGCAGGCAATGAAGATAGAGAACAAAACCTACAGCGCCCCACTGAAGCCCGGCTACCGCAGCCTGATTCACTCGCCGTCTGGTGTTCTCGGCCTGACGGAGAACTCACTGCTGATGAATCTGCTGAACCAGTTACAGGACGACGGGCACGACGTATCGGGCGCGGCGGCGGAACTGACCACCATGTTCTGCTACATCGTCGGTGTGAGCAAATGCCTGCGTGATATCCAGACACACGCGGAATACATCAACGACAAGGCAGGGTTCTTCTGACTGGCGGCGGCACAGGGATGTGCCTTTAAATAATTCTGTACAGATTGCAGACTGGGGGTGAATAGCGTACTATTACCTTAAAGGTAAACCTGTTTTTATTTTATACCTGTAACTTACCGGAGATTAAAGATGACAAAACTTGGATTCGTGATGAGAGGTCCGGTAAGAAGCGGAACTCATGCAAAGCGTAGCAAGAGTCGTATTTTTACTGGTAAGGTTGTAGCACGTAAATCAGCTATTGGCTCGTTCAATAGTGAAAATGCGGCATTGCGCCATATTTTTATCAGCACAAAGCCAAGAGCATCCGCTGATGTGCATACAATGTCTATTCCTATCACAAAGAATATAAAGCGGATAAAAAAGCTCTCATCTGCAGAATCAAAAGAGATATCTTTCCGCCAGCTTAACTCATTAGAAACGCATATGAAGGAAGAGGAATTCGATGTTTTTGAGTGAGTATAGCGGGAAGGTTATACCTACTGGTGAGTTTAAAACTGATGACTTTCTGATTTCGCTAAAAGATGCTTTTAAACAACACTGGCGTCATGGTCATCATCCTGATCTGGGAAAAGATACTCTTTTTGAAAGACCAGACGAAGTATTAGGTTTCCATCTCAGAAAGGTTCATGTCAATATTGGTGAATATGCATCATATTCATACTCATGTACTGAACAGTGTTGGGATGAGTGGTCATACGGATTGATTGATGAACAAGGAAATTACAGGCCAAAACCAACCAGTAACGCATATCTCATATATGCAGTCAATGAAATAAGAGATGCAGCCTTACTAGCTTATTGGGACCCGCCCGCACACACCAAAGCTAACGCAAAAGTTTGGATGGATTCCGTATTGAATTTCACAAAATTATTTCATGAACGAACGAATACAGCTCCACTTAGTAGAAATGTTTATCCGTGGGATTATTCGTACAAATCCAAAAAGCCTGCATAGTAGTTTTTTATGGACGAAACAAAAGTCAGTGCTACACTCATTGACGCCACATTGAGGTGGCTTATAGATGGAAATTTCACAATGAAAAAAGCATTTGCTGCACTGTTCGTTTTATTGTCTCTGGTAGCTTCAACTCAGGCCTTTGCTGGTCGTTGTCAGCACGACAGCGACACTGCTGCTGACGGCTCCCGCTGCGGTGGGCGTTCTGCGGATTCCCGCCCAGGCGGCGGTGGCATTCGTTAAAAACAAGGCCGCGAAAGCGGCCTGTGACATGTCACGACTTATAAAGATGACTGATATTTTACAACTCTGTTCATGGCATCTTTTTTCACCGAGCTGATATCAGTTCTTATTTTGGCTTCGTCATTACTGCTTATCATGCTATTAATTTTTTGCACTGACATGCCGTTTCTTTCAGCCATTGCACATACAGCAGCATCGTATGAAGAACTCGCTGCGATGGATATCACCTTGTTACACTCAAACACAGCACCTTCAGCAATATCAGATGCCGATGAGGCTGGCTTGGTATAAGTCTTGACGTAGTGATCAATACAACTATCCTTCGCCGTCTTGGCAAGAGAAAAATCCATTTTAACTTTGTCGCAATATGCCTTATCAACACCGTCATAAACATCATAGGATGTCGAGCAAGCTGATATCAAAAATACCGATAACAGCAATAATTCCTTCATTGTTGTTCCTTATTGCGGAGTGACATCCTGAGGTCGCCACCAGTATGTCTGGTTAAACTCTTTCTTTGAACGTTGCTCCATTTTACGCAAATAGCCTGGTGAAAAATACTCCTGCATCTGGTTAAAGATCATGTGATCGAGAGCCGCCTTTAAGTACCAGAGATTCGCACCTGGCATCAGACCTTTCCCCAGCTTAACCAGATCACCACCAGTCTGCTCATTCTTCCCTTCCACAGCATTTAACGGTATGCCCTGAGCAATCTTCACTACGTCATCAACCAGACCAGCTACCGGGCCAAGCATCGACGCCAACGCGCCGCTTCCGTACCTGGTGTGGTCAGAGAAAAGAAAATCACCATACAACCCTGCACCACCACCTTTTAAAAATGCATTTATCCAGAATTTAACCATGTTGTCACCGGTCATTTCTTTTGGATTTCTCCCATTAATAAGATCAGTAATCTGCATGGAAAGAGCACCAAGCATGGTTGTGCTTGCTAAAAACGTTGCTATATATGCTGCACGCCCACCAGCAGACGGCATCCCCATAGCTCTATGCCAGTGACGCATAACTACCGAGATAGGGAACGATTTAAACAGGAAAACACTTCTCGTTAATTCACCTTTCCATGTTCCACGCTGAAGACCAGACCCTACGAACATCTGTTCACGTGCGCCCGGTGTAATAACAGCCATATCAACTTCTTCAGTTACGGCACCGAGCAGTTTACGCATTGCCTCAAATTTCACGCGCTCAGGCTCACCAAGATGTTTAACTGCTGAATCAGGGATACGCATAATGCTTTCCGGTGTCAGCATCGTATTATTACCGTTCCCCCAGTCCTCCTGTTGCGCCAGCTTCCATACGCTCCAGTCTGTGTCAGTAATCCCTTTGCTTTTCAGGATACGAAAATCAGAGTCATCGAGGCTACGAAGGTCTGGTGTCCGTGACACTACTTCTCCCAGGCTTCCCATCATGGTTACGCCATAGGCGCGCTTGTGCGCATCTGACCATGCTGTAAGCCCACTGGCACGCATTACCGCCGTTGCCGCCCAACGAGACACAGACGGCCCCATATTATCCATCGCCCAGCGGTTAACGCTGCCAAGTAGAGATTCCATCGCCAGGCCAGCGCGGCGCGCCCGCGCAAGTTCTGTACGGTTCGTTGGGTCCATAGCTTCAAGCTGGTTGCGAAATAACTGGTTCATTGGAAGGTTGGTAACCTTCGCAGACAGATACATGGTTCCAAGATCAGAGAACGATGACAGCAACGCGGATCCGAGTCTGCTGGCAACCAGCCAGTTGCGGATATTGTCAGACCATCGCGCGATGTGCGGATTCGCTACAGGCTGTGTTTTTCCGGAAATAAAGTTGTACAAGTTCTCTGTTTTGTTCGCCAGACGCTCGACGCTACCGGTTTTACTCGGGTTAGCTGTTGCCGTTTCTGCCTTAACCTGATCAAGAAGGGAGCGGAAAACATGATCGGGGTTTGGGCCATATGTTTCCACCAGTGCAATATCTTTACTGATACCTTCCAGGTGACCGACCATGATTTCCCATAGAGAGCGATCGCCATAAAGTTGCTGATATTGCAGATAGGAATCTGCATCTTTGAAATGTATCTGTCGTGATGCATTACCACGGTTAGCACGTGCGCCGGAAATTCGCATTCCGGTATCAGTAAGCTTATTCAGCCCACCAGTAGCGATCGTGTTATAAGCCTCTCCAAGAAATTCAGACAACTCGGCATCGTTCATCAGTTGTCCATCGGCTCGGGTATAATATTTGCGATCCAGCTTACCTATAACATCGCTAACCCACTTATCCTTTGATACCGCCCCAACCTTTTCCATAGAATGATGTTGAGGGATCCCCCAGTTTTCGAGATAGCCAATGTCCCCACCAGCATCATTAAACCGGCGGCGCAGTAGCTCTGTCACTTCTCTCCACGCCTTAGCACCTTTTCTTGCTTTAGCATTGCCAGTATTTTGCCCCCGCATTTCATATACCAGGTCACGTACGCCAGCTTCATCTTCAAACAGACCAAAAAAGCGAGGATCAACTGCTTCGAATGCCTCCTGCAATTGACTCAATGCATAATCACGGGTGGCTTTTGTTCTGGATTCAACAGAGAGGAAATTCGATTTACCGTCTGCATTAAAAGCAATAGTACGGTTAAGAGCGCCAAGTTTCCCATCAGCCCCTTGATAGCTATTGATAAATTTATCCAATCTCTGACGTGCGGCTATAGTGAGGGCCACACGACGTTTCTTTAATGCCGCTTCTCGCTGTAATTCTTCAGATGCCAATTGTGCTGCACGATACAGCCGCTCTGATTCGGAAAGTTGTCGCCACGACATCGGGTCATCACGAGCAATGGAGCGCATATTTCGATAAATGCGGTCTTCAATGTTCTGTATTTCTCGCGCCGTTAACGTGCGCTGCGCCGCCTGCTGGACCGCTTGTATACATTCCTGTCTCATTTAATTTAACCTCTCAAGAAACACGCCACAGCGACATCAAACAGGCTGGAATCCTGTATTGCCTGCTCACTTTCCCTGTTCGCTTCATCCAGTACTTCACGCGCGCTGCGCGATTGTGGATTACCATCATCATCCAGCACGGTGATTATCATGTCAGGTGATTCAAGCAGCGAGTCTTCAGCTATGCGCAGATCAATATCTCCTGCCTGATCCGCCATCATTTTTTGTTCTGCCTGTTGCAATATTTTATCAGGCTCAAAAGGAGCTACTTCGTCTGGCGTCCTGACCTCTGCTGTTTTATAGAATGAAACAGCCTGAGCATTAAGTTCACTTTCAGCCTGCTGTCTCCGTGCCAGTTCTGCTCGAGCTTCAAAAAACTGACCGCCAGGCTCATGCGGTGCCAACGCGTTACGGGAAAATTCCAGGCGTTCTTGTGCCTGCCGGATTCGTTGGTCAATATCGCGAAGTCTGACCTGTTTATCTGATCGAGCACGAGACAAAGATTTACCGCTACCGGTTGGATCTTCTGCAAGAATTTGTGCGCGCTGTTCAGTGAGATTTTCAATAATTCGTTGGCTATTAGCGATTTCAGACTGGTAAACCTGTCTATCGCCACGCGGCAAAAGCTGCGCGGCCTGTTCTTCAAGCAACCGATTTTCTATAGCGCGCGCCGTTACTCCATCATCTACAGATGACAGAGCCTCATTAACTGCCTGAGACAGCAGACTCTTGCGCCCAGGAATTTCACTGAAAGATGCAGACTCAACAATGCTGGCAACATCTACAGGTCTCCCCTGGCTAACATCAGACATAGCTTTTCGCAGAGCCTGAATGTGAGAATTGCGCGAAAGCACGTTGATCGGCACGCCGGGCGCAATATCAATTTCAGCATGATGAGCGGCATTCGCCGCCAGTGCAGCATCAACATCAACTGGTGAAAAATTTGGTGCGCTTGTAGACTCGCCGCGAGAGTTAATAAATCTGCCGACACCACCAAACGCCACCCCAAGAACAGCATCAATAGCAATTGCCTGTCGATCCAACACATCATACTGGTTAGCCATTTCGCTATAGCCACCATCACGAAGCGTTTTTGCAGTAAGCCCACGCTGTGCCATACCGAACGCAATATTTGTACCTGCGGCATAGGCAATATCTGGCGTTGCACGTACTGCTGTTGCTGCGGCGCGTCGCACTGAACTTTCACCCGTCCGCGCAAGCTGGGCCGCCACACCTTCCGCCAGTGCACCACCAGCACGTAACCCGAGGCTCATAGGGATCAGTGTTCCGGCACCAGCAGTAATACCCTGCACTAATCCTGCTTCCTGCGCCGTCCTAAAATCAACACCCTGTGCTGTCAGCCGTTCAAACTCAGAAAAACCCTGTAGCGAAGTTACCGCCGCTGCACCTCCGACCGGACCACCGAGCGTTGTACCGACAACAGCCTGCCCGCCCATATCGAACAACCCATAAAGAACCTGCCCGGCGGTTCCGGTTGTCGCGGCATCAGGCGTCAGCCGCTTAACCTGCTGCTCTGCTAGTTTTCTCTGCTCGGCAATGTATGAAACTGAAGTGTCATTGAGCGAGGTGTTTTCGTTAACAAACTGAGCAATCGGGGATACGATTTTATCCATCCCTGCCCAGAGCAACTGATCTGGCTTTGCCACCAGCCCGGAGTACAAACCAGACAATGCCGCTCCTACAGCATTGTCGAAAAAACCAACATCGCTGTTAAAGCCAGCTGGATTTGATGCTGCTTCGTCAAGCTGCTGATTCTGGTTTACTGGATTAAGGCCAAAGTAACTCATTGCGGAATATCTCCGGAGAATCTCTGACGCTTCTGTGTCAGATCAAGAACAACGGGAGAACCATCATCTTTTAGCAGATAACCAGTACCAAGTTTCACCAGGTACTGACTATCGCCGTAACTTTGCAAACCATACTGACCAAGCGGTGTTTTTATCCCTGTGCCGACAACTTGTTCATTCCAAGCCTGATTAACCTGCTTATCGAATTGCTCTGCAGACATTCCCCACGGCAAAAGAACATTCCCCATTCCGTTATAGTCATGCACACCACCTGTAGCTACGTTAACAGCCTGTTTCCAGATATCATTGTCAATTTCGCCTGATACCACGCCTTTTTTCGCCATCACACCAGCGTAATAGTCCTTTGCGATCTCGTATGCCATTGATGCCCCCTGAGCATCACCAGCAAATGCATCCTTCACCATGTCAGAAAACTCAAGGCGGAGATCAGCATCTTTAGGCATCGGAATACCTTTCGCGTCATCAGTACCTTTACGAGCCGCCGCACCAGCAAGAATTGTCTGCGCTGCGGTTTCAGGAGACACGGAAACATCAGGATTAAACCAGTTTTTTTCTGCCAAAATACCACCAGGCTTATCCATCAGTATCCCGGCAACGGCAGCAGATGGAGCGTTGGCACTGATCTGCTGTAGTGCTGACATATACACCTGCCCACCACCAGTGCTCTGCCTGATGGTATCGAGATATGCTGCCTGTTGGGAAACTGGCGCATCACGAAAGAAAACACCGATCTGATTGGCCTCGTCTTTGGAAAAGAACGTCAGTGGAGTGCCATATGACTTAGCAAGGTCACTGACCTGAGCGGCACGCAAGGCAACGCTCTGTCCAAAGTTATCCTTATTGCTCATGTCGATAGGCTTTGCCTGTCCGGAGGCAAGAGAGAACTGCACAGGATCCGACTGCCGCTGCTTTATCACCTGATTTGCAGCCGAAACAACGTTGTCATAAAGAGCTGCGCGTGCCGCATACCCCTCCCCTGTATCACCAGTATCCGGGCGTAATTGCTCAACATATGCTGTAATGCTGCTTGTCGGCATGTTGCGGAAAGAGCCTATATACTGTCCGGCGATCTGCGTATTCTTAAACTCGGTATATCGCAGGTTTCCTTCTCTGACTCCATAAGCTGCAATAAAATCATCCTCACCAGGTGGGTTAGGAAATTCAACGCCACGCATATACGCAGCCGTCGCATCGCGAACCCGGCTGTCGAGCATCGTTTTATATTCAGCCTGCTGTTGTCTGGCTAGTGCATCAGTCTGTCGCAACACGCTGGCCTGATCTGATTCACTTAAAGCATCGAACCAGGCTACACCGGTATAACGTTTATTTTTTGTCGGTAGCTGAGAAAGCCCCAGCGCAGCACTAACACCTGCAGTTAACTGCTGATCACTGTATGGCTGGCTACCGTTTTCATGATGGATAATGGCTGCACAAAGCGCCTTCAGGGTATCAGGATTTGATGCATCGAGAGGCTCATCAGCAGAAACGCCAAGTTGTTCGCACACTGCTTTGATATACGACATAGTGTCATTTTTATCAGTAGGCGGTGCCCAGCGATTAATTATCTCGCTGACGGTATCAATACCCTGCCGCTGATACGACATCAGGTTCCGCCCTAATGCACGAATACCGTGTTCAGGGGTTTCGAATTTGGCAAAGCGACCATCATCACCAGTCTGCCCAACCCACGGATTAGTTTTGCTGTATTCAAGATTGCCGGGGTTATTGTTGCGTATACCGCGGGTACGATCGGAAGAGCCACTATCTGCTACAGCACGGCGAGATCCAGCAGCAGTATCGCTTAACTCGCCGTTTTGCCGTCTTACCTGAAGATAGTTTGCTCCAATAGCATTTTGAGCAGTTGCTTTTGCTGTTGCTTCTTTAAACTCGATTTTCTTGGCCTGGATTTGCTCGTCACTCCAGCCATGTGCAATGCCGTAATCCTCAATTTGCTGGAAAGTTTGCTTATTAGCCAATACGTATGCGGCGTTGTCGCCATACAATGCTGCGGCATTTTTACCATTGTTCAGCAGCGTAGCCTGAAACTGGCCTTCTTCGTAGGCATTTATTTGCCCTATCTCGTGCCGCCCGGCCTGCGTAGTGAACTGAATGCGCTGCTGCTGCGCCTGCTGCATGAAAGCATTACGAGCCTGTTCATCCGGCAGCGACATAGCCAATTGTTCGACCTGAGCATCAAACTGCTGCGTATACTCATGGCCTTTTCCAATAGCATTTTTCCCTTTCAGGTTCAGCAATCCTGTTTCAGGATTATTCAGCAAATCACTGCTTATCTGACTGAGGTTAAGAGATGCCTCCTGAGCCAAGGCAATATTGGCACGCTGTTTTGCCTGCCCCAAAACATCAATTGCCTCTGCCCCTGCCCGAACAAAAGCATCACCAATACCTGGCTGAGAAAACGTCTGCAAGCCTGCTGACTGAACTCCACGGCTCTCAACCTGACGTCCGGATACTGTTGGTACGACTGGCATTATAATCCTCCGGGTAATCTGGTTCCTGCTGCTGCTCCGATTGGCGCAGGGGTGCTTTGAGTAAACGGACTCCACGTCCCACCAAACATCTGGTACGCACCGTATGCCTTCAGAGGCGCAGTGAGCAATGTTGTTGCTGCTCCCACATTCCCCTGTTTACGGGCTGAACTGGCTTCTGCTTTATAGTTGGCAGCCTGAACCTGATAACCGTAAGCCTCGCGTTGCGCGTTATTCACCGTCGTCAGAGAATCAAGAGCGCCAAACTGGGCAGTGTCGCCAAATATATCCAGCGCGTTACCTGTAGATAAATCAGCGCCGGTAGCCCCCATTGTCGCCGCCTGTGTACCAAGCCGCTGTCGGGTCTCTCTGCGCCGTTGCTCAGCTTCAGCGTTACCTCTGTTTATTGCATCATTTGCCTGAGCTGTGGCTATATCTGCGTTCGCTTCTGCAACCTTCGAGGCATACTTTCCCTGTTGGTACTGGGTGTATGCCTGAATGCCACTCATGGCGAGCATTGCGCCACCAGCAATAACCGGATCGCACATTATTTTCTCTCCATGTGAAATCTGTGGAAATTAAGACCAAGAGCACCATAAGGCGCGGCTTCTTCAAGCCTGAATCCAAGCCAGTGCAGCCATGCTTTGGCAACATGGTTTCGCTCGTCGACGTAGTTTTCCAGGCGCGGATAAACTGCCAGCATCTGCTGCAATACAGGGCGGCAGTGGCGAAGAAATGTCTTCTGATATTTTTCGATACGGCTGGTTCCGACCAGCCAGGGCGTACCATTGCCACCGATCATTGACGCCGGAGATACGCCAAACATGGTTACCAGTTCTCCGTTCGCAAATCCTGACCAGGCCATAGTCGCAGTACGCAGACCAACACGCAGCGCATCTTCGGTAGTCATCAGTGATACCGCATACAGTTCGTCAATATCAGCCTGACGAACATCCGGCAAAATCATCTGAAGATGCTCTTCGGTTGCGGGAATAATTTGAACATCGATCATCAGAATCCCCCAACAGTAAGGCGAGGAATAACGGCAAGAACAGACAGCGGCAACGGATCAAGCTGACGGATTTTTACACGTCCGTTTTTGCCCCAGTTACTGTCCAGTTTCACTTCTACTTTTCCGGTAGCATCATCAACAGGATCATCGTAGAACTCGAATTCACGCTGTGGATATTCGTACCATTTACCGCCGGGCGTAGTCGCCCAGATGCCGCGACTGGCATTCACAACCAGAGTAACGGAGGGGATCACCTGTTTTTTGTCCAGCAGCGTTTCCTGTCCGTTAATGTTGATATCCAGTGTTTCGAATTCAGCAGTTATTGGCAGGCCGATGTGCACTACAGCCCCCGGAGATTCCAGCGTGACGGCACCTCCGGAAACCACTTTCTGTGGTTCCACGTTCGCATCAGAGAGAATGTTTACGGTCTGGCCTTCAAGATGAGACAGGCCTCCAAATGTCCGGCGCGCCATCTGCCAGTTCGTGGTGGCCACATTCCTGAGGGATGGCGGGACGTTCCTGTTAGCACGAACCACTACAGCGGTATTGCTGGTTACAGAAATAATGTCGCAACGTAATTCTTTTGACACCTCATCGCCAGTATTAGGATCAGTTCCGGTATAAGGGAACTGTAGTTGCGCGCCGACATCACTACTGGTGAAGTACGCACCACCAGAAACACTGATTGTATATTCCGCGCGGTAATCCCATTCGCCAGAACCACCAGTGATGGTCATCGTTCTGTCAGACGTATTTCTTCCATCATAGCTAAGGCCAGAATCAACAAAGAAAGCATCTTCATCGCTGGTAAATAAACGGCTGGACAGTCGCTCGATGTATCTCACTGTTTGCCCGTTAACGGTTCGGTTAATGACGAAATACACCGCATCTTCATTGCCTTCGCTGATACTGCATGTGCTTTCATATTTTCCGGTACTGGACTGTGGTGCCCATGCAAAAACCTGTTGATCACGCAAATAGGTCATCACCAGTAATTTACCGTCATCACGAATGCAGAAGGCGCTGGAGTAAGGGACTATCGAGAAGCACCAGTCAACAATGCTGTGCTTCTGAAAAAGATGATTGGCAAGGATGGTCAGGTCGTTCCCCTGATAGCCGTCAACATCGAATGAGTAGGCCAGATCACGGACAACGCTGCCTTTCTCCTGGACGAACAGAGCAATATTCGCCACGGCAATTGGCGGGACGTTGCTTGAGCCATTTGATCCCTGAGAGCTGAATGCAAATGATGATGGGGTTAACACTTTGTTCTGGTCGCCGGTGATGACGTACTCACCTCCGGAAGTCAGCGCCACCAGAGAACCAACATCAATCAGGTGGCGGATCTCATTAACCTGACGTCCGGCATAGGTGTAGATAATTCTGTCGTCATCCTGCGTAGGATTGCTTTTGCCAAAATCCTTATAATCCCCGGTACGGCTGGCCCAGATAGTCTGAGGAAACGCAGTCGATGCGGCGAAGTAAAGACGTTGTTGATAATAAACAACAGTGCCAGGATAACCATTAACACTGTTCCAGGCATATTTAGCCCATTTATAGCTGGCATTATCCTCGCCCACGACCTGCGAAGGGATATAGGAAATCACCTCGGCAGTTGCAGTAGTTCCATTTGCAGCAGTGATACGGGCAATGCCAAAACCACTGTGCAGATATTCCCACTCAATGCCAGTATCATCATCACCGGATCCGCCCCAGCCATCCCATGATGTGCCTTCTGTATGCGAAGGGCGCAAAGTACCTGTTTTGCCTGCTGTAACGGCGCGATAGTAGTTACTGTCTGCACGGCGAATATCGCCAATCGACGTACTCTTACTGGTTTCCCATACCGGCACAGAATCCACTGCAGGCTGTTCCAGATAGAACAATTTGCCTACCTGCTCCGCGCCAAAAATAGAGGCGCTTGCCGTTAGCGTAATTGTCCCGGTGCTGGCGCTGGCATAAACCGTCACTGACTCGTCAATATTGATATCTTCAAATGGCCCGTTCTTCGTTACCACATCAACCAGTTGCCAGTTGTCATGCGCATAGCGGCGCAACTCTTTCGGCGGGTATGCCGGATGAACCAGCGTAAGCACGTCTGCGCTTTGCGTGAATTTAATTCGGAACAGATCGGTTTCAGTATATGGCGTGGAAATTTCATAAATAACATTGCTGCTGTTCAGCACCAACGCACCATCTTTGATAACGCGCATGTACTGGTGTCCGAACTCCAGAGCATAAGTCTGAACCGTCGAGAACTGGAACGGGATCAGGCGGCATTTCCGATTTGGGTATTTGGCGGCACCGACAAAACGCGTACCAGGTCGATTCTCAACTCCGCCATACTGCCGCACGATAAAGTTATCGCACTTGCGCAATGCCACCTGGTACTTCGCCATGTCGATACGACCGTACAACGACGGTCCAATCTCACCACCGGCAAAGCTGGGCTGGATCCAACTGATAGCCATCAGGACAACCTCGCAATGGTAAACTCGTCAACCGGTGGCAGTGGTTCCTGTGATTCATTCTGGCTATGCGAGCCAGCACTAAGAATCACGCGATTGTACATATTGAGGGCAAACGTACCGAGGTCTGCATTCCCAGTCAGCGCCATGTTAATAGCTGCCGCAAGACGCCAGGCCAACGCCTCCATAAAAATGGCATCAAACATGTTCACATCTGAAACGCGAGAGACATACTTGAGCCATGCCTGAGGCTGGTCTGTGTAGATCAACTTTCCTGTTCCGTTGGTGTCTGCACCAACTTCGTACTGAACGCGCATTGCTGCTGTTGGATTGCGTACACCAGGAAGCATAATTTCAGTAATGCGCAGACAATCTGACGGGTACTGGTACGCATATTCCCAGTCAGGCGGTGGATTGCTCGTATCTGCAAGCGCCACGCGTTTGGTAGCAAAGTTCCAGTCAAAATCAGAAAGCACAGCATCACGACAGGCCTCAAAGTGCAGCGAACATTCCCCCGCTTCCTTGCTGGCTTCCGTCAGGCTGTTAATGCTGTGGCTATTGCCAATATTGGACAGCGCACGATTGCAGATCTCTACTACAGAGGCCATTACTCACCCCCATTGCCGTACAGGGTTTCAGCCGCTGATTTTTCTACATCCCCGGAAACAGGAGCGATCGCCATATCAGTGATCTGCAGATCGGCGCTGCGATTAACACCATCGTCAGTTTCTCTGGCAGACAGGCCTCGAATAACAGCTTTTGCAGTTATCATCACTTCTGTTCCGACGCCCTTAGGTTGCGCCTTCAGCTTATTCAATGTGTCGTTATTAAGAGTGATGCACAGCCCCCACGGGTATTCATCGCGAGTTCTGGTTTCTCCGCTCTCATCCTGGTAGCTGTCAGTGCCGGTTTTGAGGTTTACGAGTTCCATATACACTCCTGCAATAAAGGGGCCGAAGCCCCTTGTCGGATTCGCGAGGCTTACACGCCTAGTTCTTTACGCTTATCTGCGATCTTCTCGCGGAGCGTTTCGGCTTTAGCGTTATGGTGTGGCTTCTCGTTAAAGAGCAATTCGTACTCTTCACGGAGCTTATCCAGTTCACCATCATCTGACACATCGTTGATGATTTTGGTGCTGGTTGCTGCCATTGACACCTTTCCTGCAACTTTTGCTTTTGCCTGTCTGGCTGCATCGTTAACAGGTTCCAGTGCGCTACCAGGCTCACCTTCGTATTCGATTTCTGCCCCCTCCGGCCACAGAGTGTTATGGATATGAGAGAGGCGCAGAACGCGGTATCTTGGTTTCTCACCTGACATCGATATCACCTTAACCAGTTACTTTTGAGCGGATCGGATACGGCGTATTGGCATCAACATCAAGACTGATACCAGCAGTGAATTCGCCAGCCGTAAGTGGTCCAGTTGCGACGGAGTAGTTAACACGCAGATATCGCTGAACACCGGCAGGCACCTTTGCAGAAACAACTCGTTTACCTGCTGTCAGGGCGGTCTTTGCCAGTGCGCCACTATCATAAATAGTGGTCCATGAGCTGTTATTCTCACTCGTCTGCAACTGGATGTTTACAGTTGCATCACCGCTTGCTGCGGCGGCTGCGTTAACCAGCACCCAAAACTCAAGCGGGTAACCCACGCCGATATCACGACGTTTTCCGTCAATTGGACCGAGATCGATTACGTCAGTAGAAGCCGCGGTATCAGTTACCGCCTGTGCTTCGGAGAACATCAACAGTTTGTCGGTGATCATCTTCTTTCTCCATTAGTGGGTCTGTTACGACCCACAGGTTAATAACAGGCGTTACACCACGCGGGCTTCTGTTTCCAGAAGCGCATCAGTTTCACGGATTGGTACACCACGGAATGAAGTCCACCACTCGCCTTCTGTCTCTTTTACGCTGATAGCCAGAGATGTTTTCTCCAGAGACTGCAGATCAAGAGCCTGGCCTACAGTGCGGTTCATGTAGAACACCGGGCGACCCATGCCACGGTTTGGAATGCGATGCAGTGCTTTAACCATCAACTTCGCAATATTTGCGGCAGAGGAAGGTTCTGAAAGATTGCTGACATCGATGTTTGCAATGCGAACAACATAACGCCAGTCACGCAGAGCAAGTCCGTTGTCCCATTTGTAATGGGTACGGTAGCCTTCGTACTTGCCGCCATTAGCATCTTCCAGTGTCACCTGGCCTTTATCTTCCATCTGAATGCCAGCCTTCTGCCCTTTCGGGAAGATGCCATGCACGGTGTTTTCGCCCCACACCACTAACCAGATTGAGGTGTTATCTGTACCCGTGCCACCAGCATCAATGATGTTCTGAGCATTACCTGCAGACAGGCTGGAATAGCGGGAGGACAGTCCCATAAACTGCTGAGGGTTAACGCTGGAATCACCATAAAACAGCGTCTGCGCCATCTGCTGATTCATCGCTTCAATAAATGCGCGGTCTTCAGACAGGCGGAATTCGGCGGTATTGCCGTTCAGATCAGCCAGTGACTTATCGACTTCAGCATAGGTTTCCAGCATGCCAACGGAATCGGTTACCTGCACTGTGGTTGATTTGCTTGGCTGTACGCCATAGTTCAGCAAACGCCAGGTAGCTGAAGGTAAACCAGAACGAATGGTGGTTCGGTGTCCGGTAGGAAGGTTCCCTTCGACAAAAGGCATATCCTGAAGGATCGGGTTAGTTTGACCGAGAAGCTCGATAATCTTATCGACTTTCCCGTTTGGATCGACGCGCTTACCCCAGTCAGCCAGCGTTAGCGCAGTTAAGCCTTTAACAGCCATTGTCATTTCCTCTCTTAGTTGCCATAGAGCACTTCGGCCGCACTACGCTGGCCTTCATTACCACCGGTGACCATGCCATCTTCAGACATCGCCTTTCCGATTTTCACGAACGTTTTGACCAGATCAGGGTGATTACCCAGCCCGGTGGTGTTCAGATATTCTTTGAGTTCAGGTGTCCCGAACTGGTCAAGCGCACGCTGTGCGGCGCTAAGGTTAGAAATCAACTTGTCGCCACCGATTTCTTTGTCAGCTTTTACATCAGCAGCCCACTGCTCGGTTGTTTTCTGCCAGGCTTCTGCCTGGCGCTGCTGCACACCTGCCAGAATCTTCGGATAAGCATCAACCAGCTTTTGCGCTTGCTCGTTGGTCAGGTTAAGTTCTCGCGCCACCGGCTCGAACTCCTTCAACGCTTCTGTATCCAGCTCTACGCCTTCGGCAGCCTGAAACTCGTACTTCTCAGGCGCACCCTCTGGTTTATCGCCGTCCTTTTTTTCATCCTGCTTATCGTTTTCAGGCTTTTTGTCATCAGCAGGTTTATCGCCATCAGCAACAGGTTGTGGCTTATCACCTTCCTGTTGTGATGGATCACCAACTGGAGCAGGGTTATCACCTGCAGGCGCTGACGGTTCTGACGCAGCCGGAGCTGCTCCACCATCGACTGGTTGCTCATTGCAAAGACGGCGATACAGCAAACGCTCAAATAAATTCATGATCACTCCTGTTCACTGGCCTCTTTGGCCATCTTCAAATACTGTTCAGGGCAATGCGCCATAACGCGCTGAAACAGTTCCAGCGCCAGATTGCGTTGCCCCTCATTAAATGCCATTGCCATAGCGTCCATCGGTGAGATAGCGGAAAACACCCGGCCTTTCTCCAGCACAGACCAGACAACGCGACGCCCCTGTTCACTGCTCATGACAAAGCGAATGTCATCAATTTCACGCTGTGCCATGTCACGTTGCTTACTGGCGTTTTCTTCTTTCAGTTGATCATCTTCGTAATCTGTCATTGTGATTGCCCACCCTGACCACTAACTGCATTCGCCATAGCTGACAAAACACTCGGATCCGAAGTTTTAGCTTCGCTTAGCGTCTTGGCGCCCTGTGCCGCCGCCATTCCCATCGCCATCATTTGTTGCTGCTGTTGCTGCTGTGCCCGTTGCTGGCGAGCCTGCTCAACCTGTTCCTGCGGAACAATGACGGTTGGAGACACTCCGGACATATCAGCGAATGCATCGATCGCCTGATCAACATTGAGTTTGTCGAGAGCTTCTGGTTTCGCTTGCGCAAGTTGACCAATGAAGTTGACCGTAGACGCCAGACTGGACAGGCCGATAGACTTCTGCGCCTGAGCCATGACAGAAATGTATTCGACCTTCAGGGGCATACCTTCCATCGCGTCAGGCGGTGGCGGCAGCATGTTTTTACGCACCATCATCGAGAAAGCGCGGTCAATGAGAGGATTAAGACATTCGTCGTTCAGACGCTCCAGAACCGGCCCCAACATCAGAAGTTTTTCTTCTTTCATTTCGATCACCGCTTCAACAGGCATCGAGCGGGTATTGATGTTCTGCAACATCATGAACAGATCGACAAAGTAGGCGCTGTTAATGATTTGGCGGGTGTCCTGAATGTCTGCTACCAGATCTGCTGTACTGGGGTTAACCAGATAAGCAGGCCTGAAACCATCCTGACCAGTAATCTGATCGATATACGTGATGTCGCCAGGAAGAAGGGAGGCGCGCTGATTCTTGAGGGAAGTCGGAGCAACCATCGGCGGATTGGTGGCTTTATCAATCAACTGCGACTTGCGCTTCTGGAGAAGCTGCAATGCCTTAACAGGTCCAAGCGCCAGCATACCCGGGCATGATGATCCATAAACATCTTCGCCGTTAACTTCCCAGCGCGGAGCCATAATTGGAAACTCATCGAATCCGGACTCACGCAACAACTTGTCGTTATCGCCACCAACCTCGTAATAAACCGATTTGAATGGCTTGTTCTTGCTATCCAGCTTCGATGTATCGCGGTCAATGTTCGGGTAAACCGAATGCATCACTTCAATCCACTTCTCGTAGGTGCCGCTTTCCCACATGCTTTTTACGGATTCGCTGACGTTATTTAGCCCGAACTCCTGAACAAGCTGACGAACAGTCATAGAGAACTTGCGAAAACAGGTGTCCACACTGCCACGAGGTGAGTTAGCCAGGTAGTAACTGCCTATCGGGAATGGCATTGTGCGAATGATGTCCTCGTCATCCTCCAGCACCGCCATTGCACCAGTGCTGTATGTGCCGAGGCTTCCGTATAACTGCGGAAGAGACTGGTAGAGATTCGACTTATTGAACATATCGTTCATGCGGTTCTGCACCGCCTCAAGCCACAACTTAACAGGGCCATAATCCATCATTTCAGGATCTGGCGTAGCCAGGCGAAACCACGGACGCGCGGGGCTTGTGATGCCTGACATCATGCCGCTGGCGAGAGTGCGCGCCGCCATAGTCCCGGTCGAATCAATAATACGTGTATTGCGTCGATCGTTACGGTTGACCTCAGAAGTCAGAAAGCGGGAACCACGCGGGTTGATGTAATCACTCAACTCGCGCCAGTGCGGCTCGAACGATTGACGCTCGCTTTCAAGTTGTGCGAACTGTTTGTTCAATCGCTCTTTAGTTGTTTCCGCCATTTCAATGACTCCGGTTACTGACCAAGCAGCGTTTTACCGCTGGTATTAGCGGTTGATGTGTCGCCCTGAGAACCGGTAAGCAGCGTAGAACTACGACCAGCAGCAGCGCGACGGCGACGAGTTTCTTCGTCGCGGGCATCAACAACGGCGGCATCCTGCTCCTGTGGTGCTGCCTGAACTTCTGGTGTTGCAGGCACTGATGGTGAGCTACCCATGCACATATCAATGACTCCGTACGCAATTAAATTATTACCAATTTAACCATATATGATTTATTTATCGTAGATAGTTGACATTTAACGCGCGAATTATTACCTTTCAGGTAACTAAAGAGTTCATTCCGGTTACTAACCTGACTGGCCTGTCGTTAAATTGAACAGGTGGAGTGAGCTTTTATTTTGAGCAGTACGGCGTATGGCACATGCGACGATAGCGGTCTGGATACGTTTAAGGGGCACCCTCCCTTGCTCGGGCAAACGAACCAGGTAGCCGGAATGTGCAAGTCGAGCGGTTTTATTCCGCGCACGGGGATTCACCATCCCGGCGATTCGGTGTGACGCCTCGGAAGAGACGAGGGTACAACGATGAGAGCATTTATGGAGCCGCGACAAAGTGTGGCGCCTTAACAGGCTAAGTGCTCTCAGCGTTGTGGCATTAGCTCAGTTGGACAGAGCAACCGCCTTCTAAGCGGTTGGTCGCAGGTTCGAATCCTGCATGCCACGCCAGAATCACGCCTAAGGACCGTGATACCAGAAGTTCCAGGTGCTTGGCGGTGATGGTTTCACTTGAAGGACTATCACCGCCCTTTTTACAGCAGGACGCCATTGCGATGACTTCATGCTGTAAACCCGTACAGCCACGGAAGGCATAACTCATTGCTTCCAGTTCGCCCGGTTCGCCGGGCATTTTTTTAAGGTGAGATTATGAACGACCAGCAAATCGAAAAAGAAATCGTTGAGAAAGGCAAAACGGCAACGCGTGTAACACCTGAGAAAATTGAAGGCCTCATTTGCAGTGAGCATTTTTTCACTGCTGCGCAGGGTGATCACCAGGCTAAAGAAGATGACCTTATTTATAATCCGGAGCCTTATGTCGAAGCCACCCCTGATGCTCTGCACCTTCTCACTTTCTGCGTACTGGTGCTGAAGAATGGCTTCACCGTCACCGGAGAGAGTGCCTGTGCAAGCCCGGAAAACTTTGATGCAGAAATTGGTCGGAAGATTGCCCGGCAGAATGCTGTAAACAAAATCTGGATGCTCGAAGGTTACTTGCTGAAGCAGAAGCTAAGCGAGCAATAACACCGTGACATGTCACAAACAGCCAGCCGATGAGCTGGCTTTGTTTTATCCTCATCAGAGGATATCAACGACATTATCCCCACCAGCGGATTAAGCATATGGATCGTAATCTGTGATGGCCTTGCCTTGCTGGTTCTGCTGCCCGGGAATTCGCAGACGCTTCGACACAGGGAACGCAAACGTCAGCAGTAGCGCATCGCCTTTACCAGGAGAACGCCCAAGCCGCTCCTTGATATCTTCCTTCGGTTCGATAACGATTTTACCGTCCACTCGAACTTTGTACTCTGCCGCAGACAGGTCGTCCGCTGTTTCCTGGTCATCCAGCATGCCGCCCAGCCTCAGCCATGTCTTACATGAGTTGAACATCTCCCCACGCTTGTTAAGCATCTGCGGGTCAGTGGACGCACCGCCGAACGGAACAAGTTGCCATGTACGTCCCCAGCCATCACCGATTGACTTCAAACCGGTTCCGTAACCGAAGTCGATGAACACCGCGTCAGCCTGATACTGGTCTTCAAAGTCAGCGATACGCTTCGCCATAATCAGATCGTCGGTTGTCTTGTTGCCAGTCCATAGCACCTTACTGTGCAACCCCTGCCGCAGGTATATCACAGCGTCATCAACGCCTGAGTATGCCGGGTCAACACCGATTATCACCGGAGCATGCGCCACCTGCGCAGCGGTTACCACCCGTTTCATTGCCTCATCAGTAAGACCGGTAGGGATAAACTGCAATTCAGATGCATCAGGGAATATGCCGCGCACACGGATTTTAACGAAGTCGCTGTCTTCCCCGTAGTCATCAACCCATTTCTGCAACTGCTGTTTGTTAGTGCCTTCCACCGTCCGGCTGTCAATCTGCGCAGTTTTCCAGCGGTGTTTATATTTGCGGAAACATTCGCGGAAACGCCCGGTGTTACGTGTAGGGTTTCCGAATGCCACCCAGATAATCTCAGTGTCTTCGTCCGTCAGCGCACCCTCTGCTACCTCCCACACCAGATCGGCAATGTTGGATGCTTCGTCGAATACCACGATGATGCGTTTGCGCTCGTTGTGTAGTCCGGCGAATGCCTCAGTGTTGTGCTCAGACCAGGGGATTGCGTCAGCTCGCCACCGCTTGTCGTGCCCAGGGTCATTGCTGTACATCGCGGTAGCGGTACAGGTAAACCAGTCTTTCGTGATAGCAAGGTTCGACCACTTGATAATTTCCGGCCAGGTCTTCGTTCGTAGCTGGTTGTCGGTGTTGGCGGTCACCACGACCTTACAATCCTCGCAAGTGGACATGCCCCAGTTGATCAGCATTGAGATGAATGCGGATTTACCAATACCGTGACCCGAAGCGCGTGCCAGCATAAGCGGCTGATAGCGCGTCTCTGGATTCTGCAGGTGATCACGTATCTCTCGGAACGCATCAGCCTGCCACTGACGTGGGCCGGTAGCATGTGCCAGTTCAGTCCCCTCTTCCCCCCACGGGAACGCATAGAGGGCATAGCCAAGCGGATCGTGAGTGAACCCTGCAATATCCTCGATCAACTGCTCTTCAGGAGATAACGCTGTATCTGTCACTGATTACCATCCTGACGTTCTTTGAGTCGCTTCCTGGCTGCCGCTATGCGATCAGCAATTGTCACATTCACATTAACATCCAGGCGTTCTTTGAATGCGTTGACGTCGACGTGCTTACCAATCAGTTCGAGGTTCTTCACCTTGTCAGGCCATTTAATTTTTTTGAGGATTGTCTCTATCGAATCCTCGTTCATGTTCATGATGGTCGATGACAGATCAAAGCCACTAAGCGTAGTGCGCCAGATTTTCGGCCACTCGCGGATTGGCTTAAGGCTCCCATCGTCGTTGAGGATATCAATCACGTCCATCTGGTCGATCTCCACCAGGCGCATAAGAACGTAATCAGCACTGACGCGCATTCGTTTGTTGCGCTCCTCCATCAACTCGGCAATCCGTTTTTGAATGCGTTCATCGCGCATCATGACGCTGGCTTTAACTGCCGCTGTATTTGGGGAGAATCCTGCGTTAATCGCAGCCTGAGTCTGGTTTTCAGGCGTTTTGATGTATGACTGGCAATAAGCCTCCTGCATTGCTGTGAGCGGCTTAAATTGCGTTGATTTGCGTTTATAGGTTTTAGGTTCAGCAGGCATCATAACCACCGTGGTAATTGTTACCGTTGTGGTAATAATACCATGCAAAATAAAGCCGCCATAGTTGGCGGCAGTATTCAAAACCCATCAAATTCATCATGCATAATCTACTCGTGACATGTCACACTATTAATTTCGTTTCATGCCAGCCTTTAGTCACCCAGCATTGCGAGTCACCATTACACGGGCATGAATTAACTGGAACTCTCTCGCCGCACTTACCGCAACGTTTTCTGCTGATCGATTTTATACGCCCGCGCACGCGTGCATCATCCTGGCGGATCAGTAACGCTATATACTCACCAAATTCGTAAGGCGCACGCCCGGGGCGACGCGTGGCACAGTTACGCTCCAGCATTTCAATTTCCTGAGCATCAAGCACAATTTCCAGCTTACGCACACCAGATGCAGCTTGTCTGGCTCTCTGAGCGGCTTTGCGCTCTGCTGCTGATTTAGCCATTCTGATTTTCCTGCATCATGAGAAATACAATCATGGCGGCGCGGAGAGGTCTGGTATCAAATATTGGTCTTACGCCTTTTGCATCAACACACCATTCAGTTAACTGGTCTAAGATAGAAATCCTGTGTTTCTCAATAATCGGCCATGAGGCGCTAGGATCATTGCAGTAGTCAGGTAAATGGTTTAATGGCTCAAAAGTTGTATCAGTATTTCCGTAATACCATTTGTTGGTGTTATTCCCTGATGTTTCCGGTTTACATGCCCAAAGGCCTTTAAAAATTATGTCTCCTACCATTCTGTTAATTTCAAAATCACTTAACTGTGAATAGTCCATCACTTCACCTCCTGCGGCGGCTCTGGTAATGGCATCCAGTGAGTTACATCTTTGTAACTAATATCTGAATTGCGAGGTGCCCAACAATCCCAAATATGACCATTCCACCATTTAACCTCAACATGCTCGCCATCAGTAACAAGCACATCCACAAGCTCTTCCGGCATTAGATCACTACAGCTTATCCAACCATCCGGAGTTACCGGAGTTGGTCCATCGAATTCAGGCATGTCAGGACCTTTTCTGATAGCTTTAGCCAGCTCCAGCGGGTCATCGTAAAGCCAGTCGCCAGTTTGTGGGTGATTTGCTTCTGCAAGCTGCGCAGCCCATTCAAGACCATCTTTTTGACCTTGGAGATAATCAAGCGGCAACTCTTCATGATTACTTACAGGTTCTGTACTATCAGCTTCGCGCCGCTTCTGTAGCTCTGCTGCCATCACTCTCACGACTTCAACTGGTGCCCTTGCAGCAAACTCCATGTTGGTGATCAGCTCATTAAGATATTGATCGCTGGGATACTGTTTCTTATAGGTTATAGTGGTCATAGCTATTTCACCTTAATCTCAACATTTCGAAGCTTTAGCTCTACTGGCAGGTCTGACTTTCCTGTTAATGCTAATGCGAGATTTTCTGGAGTAATGAGAGCAGTTATTGTTTTCCCCCTCGCCAGACGAATAATCATTCGTATCTCGCAATCGTCACATGCTCCCGGTCGAACAATTGATATTTGTCCGTTCATCTCACTCTCCTTTGGTACCAATGTTTACAGCCTGGCAAGCCTCTTTGAGCACCCAGTCAACAGCGTCTTTCCATGCTCCGGTTTCGACTGGCGGATTCTCACGCTTAACCTGTTCATAGAAACGCACTGCTTTAATCAATCCTTCTGGTGTCAGTGGCACAGGCGGGGCAGTGAATAACGCCTGAATTTCATAGTTCGGTCTGTCGTTGCAATCCTCTTTTGTCGGTACATATTTCCAGTCACCAACCCACGGCTCCCCCTGTGAGTCCGTAATGCCTTTTTTCACGTAGCGATATCGCCATTCAAATGCCATCCGGCAATTCCACTGGAGTTATCCGCAACACTGCGAACGGCTTCAATAGTTTCGAGCATTACCGCATTCTCCGCTGCCAGCGCATTAGCACGCACCAGTTGCACTTCCAGTTGCGTTGCCAAATCGCTGATCAGCTTTGCCACACTGCGCATATCAACGGCACCACATTCTGCTTTCAGTTCCGAAGCCATCTCATGCCCGGCGGCAACTAACCCTTTGATATTACTTTCCATCTTTACCCTCGCTTATCCACATAACTTATTGATTACATTGATAACTAAAAAGATCGTCGATTCAGAACTCTTCGATGTTCCAGCCACCACCTGCTTTCTTTGGCTTAACCGTTACCCCGATGATTCGGAACGGATACTGATCTGCGGCGACTTTGGTTTTCACTCTGGCGTCATCGGTCCAGAATCCCCCTTTCACTTCGTGCAGTTCCATCTCGCCGGTGGCGAGCATCACAGCAAAATCTGGCGTATAGAACGTGTTGTCAGCTAACCGCAGCTTGATACCCTCAAATCGATACCAGACGATTTCTCCTGCACGTTTACGCAGCTCAAGGTGCTGGCAATACGCAGATTCTGTTTTGTTCATCTGGCCTGTTTTGAGTCGACCAAGAGCCTGCATCTGTTTTCTCATGATTTACCCCTTAGGTAATTAAAAACCACATAAGACACGAAATCAATAGATTTTAGAATATTTTATTACCTCTAAGGTAATTATCGAGACGTAAAAAAATGCGCTATCGCGCTGGTATTACTTGATAAATCCTGACGCCTTTCCCCGCCTGTATTCCTCCATCAGCCACTGCGCCGGTGTTATTCCCCCAAGGGTGGCGGCGTTAGGCATGCACCCGAAACTTCGCCCTGGTGGATGGTAAACGTCTCTCCCTGTGTCCGGAGGCGTACTCATGGGTTCTGGCTTTGCCTGTATGCTGATCACCGGATCGGGTATCTGCTGTCCGGAAGCCACCTTTTTCGCCCAATCATCGAGCAGCCTGCGCGCGTGTTTCTCAACCTCAATCTCGCTAAGCTGGCGCTGATACATTGCACGGCGGGTATCACATACGACCCAGTACATAACCGGATGTCGCCACGGGAATCTTTCGGGACCACCAGGATATAAACTTTTTTCCTTGCTGTACCGGTGAAACTCCGCCATCACATCGTCAATGGTGACGCCAAGAACCATCTTGCTGTCTTTACACCACTTGATGAATTGCCCTGGCGACGGCCAGAACGGAGACTCACTGGCGCGGGCGTGGCGCATACCAGCAGAAACCTGTTCACGGGTTCGGATCCCCCCTTCGGCAAACGCAGCAATCCACTGCTGTTTTGCAGCAACTTCCTGCTCTGGCGTCTTCAGGTTGGTTACCACTGCCGCCGGAAACAGTTGTTTCAGCTGTTTAAAAAGGGCATCAACAAGCCTCTCTGCTGACATGTTCACCACATTGTCATTGTTGACGTACTGATGCTCATAACCTGACATGCGAGAAAGGGCTTCTCCGTCACGGTTTTGTATCGCGGTAAAAACGTTGTTCACAAGAAATCCTCCCATGCTTCAGGGCTGTTCCAGTGCGGAACGTTGTTATCAGGTAATGTTGATTGCTTCTGTCTGCTAATCTGCAGCCGCCTTGCCAGCTTCTGCTCCCACTGTGCCTGATGGTATGCCTTACCCTCAGCCATCCAGTAAATTCTGAACTCTGCAAGTTCCTGTGCCGTTGGCAGACTGTCCAGGTAGATCCCCTGCAATGAGCTTTTCCGAAGAAAGTCATCTGATGGCTGCCATTGTTCATGCATGACAAATTTGCCTAATTGCCCTGGCCCACCAGGAGGAACAAAGTTATTCATCACGGCGTTGTTTGCGCCGGGGTCATGATGCACAGAATCCCCGTTTTTTGTCCTGCTCTCCCTCTCTTGGTTAAATGACTGGTTATATGACTGGTTCTGGATCCCGTTTTTGGGATCATTCAACATCCCGTTTTTGGGATCATTCAACATCCCGTTTTTGGGTATATTCCAGTTTTCGGTAACATTACCGCTTTCGGGTTCATTACCCCCCTCTCGGTTGCCTTTAATGTTCCCGTTTTTGGTTATATTAAGAGAGAAAACCCGCACTCTTTTTGTCGCTCCCTTTCTCTCCCCGGTATCTGAAATAAGCCCCATTTTCATGAGCGATATAAGTCCGGCCTGCACGGTTTTTTTATTCAGGCAAGTGTCTTTAACGAGGCGTTCTATGCTGGGGTAGCAGAGGTTATATTCATCGGCTCTGTCAGCCATCGAGAGCAGTATGAGCTTTAATGACGAGCTACCTGGATCTGTCTCCCAGGCCCAATCTGTTGCATGTCTGCTCATGATTAATCTCCGCTATCAGCTTGAATGTTGTGGGGAGGAATTAATCATGATCTGCTTAATCTCTGCCCTGATACGACGGTTTGATTCCATGGTGCACTCAACACAGTGTCCGTTGTAAACCCAGCGTTCACTGTCATGTCCGTGCTTACATGTTTTTCCGGTGTAGTAGCGTTTAAGTCCGCGCTTTGCGGCATCAATACGTGTAATGATTTCCATGGTAAGCCCTGTTATTAGTATTGGGATTACGGTTATTTTGTGCTGACACAAAAAAAAGATCAACCATATTTGGTTTTTTATTACCTTTGAGGTACGAATAGATATGAAAAGACCGCCGGATGGCGGTCTACAGAGGGTTGTGGCTGGATATCATGAGTAGAAGAAGTATGCCAGTTCTGCTTTTGAGCGCAGCCATTGTCTTGTTTTACAGGCTTTAAAAAGCCCATTCATCAATACTTTACCTGGCATTTTGCGCTTACCTGTTAAGTGAGTCTGGATATAGTGACTCGTCGTTCCGGCTTCCTGTGCGAAGGCTTCACGCTCATCCGGAGTAAGTGCAAGCCAGTGCTTTTTGAAATCGAAATGTCCGTTATCGCTCATAGCTATTGCCTGATATTTATTTCAGATAATAAATATTCACCCATAAGGTAACAAAAATCAAGGATAGTTACCTATGAGGTGCATTTACCTGTTGGGTAATATTGCTTTAAATTGAATCATCTACTGATTCATATATGAGGCGATTTTCCAGAAAATGAAAAGTATCCAGGACGTCCGCAGGCAAAATCTCAACGACTTGATCGACCGTGAATTCAATGGTGTTCAGACGCGGATGGCAGAAAAACTTGGAACTCAGGCAAATCTGGTAAACCGCTGGGCTCTTGGCAAGAAGGTTATCGGCGACCAGGTTGCACGAAAAATTGAAGCTGCCGCCAATAAACCCCGTAACTGGCTTGATATTGATCGCTCGCTTTCTCAGGAGGGTTTTCAGCCTGTCGGCCCGAGTGATATAGGTCAGCTGGCGGCTCACAACCTGGAACGCTGGATGAGTGAAAGCCGCGACCTTTCAACTCAGGGAAAACTTCACCGCGCATCCGGCGTCGCCCAGGTGACAATAAGCCGCCTGTTAAACAATGAGGTCAGCGTTTCCATTTCCACCCTGGAGAATGTTGCATCTGCATTCGGGCGTCACGGATATGAACTACTGATTCATCCGCATGACCCTGCGACCATCAACTATGATCGCTCGCGCTACGCATTGTTACCCGAAACCGAGAAAGCAAAGATCGAAAGTTACATTGAATTTGTCATCAACCAGAACGAAAAAAACAAACAATAAAACCATATTTTTCAGTAAGTAAGCCGCCTTATGGCGGCTTTTTTATTGCCTATTCGATTACCTAACGGGTAATTTTTTTAACTCATATCTATTGACATCAAACCATATACGCATAATTATTACCTCAACGGTAACAGACCGAGGTAACAAGTTATGCAGTGGAAAATCATCAACGGTTGGTACTGCGTTACTGCATGCGGATTCATGAGCTGGAAGTTCCGCACCTTACAGGAAGGCATTAAGTGGGCTTTCGTCAGCAAAGAAGCTCGCGATGTGGCCAACGATAACGAGATATGGGAGGGCTGATAATGAACGTTAATCAGCAGAAAAATCTTCAAAAAATCATGCTGGCATTCGACAAGGACTACCGTCTGTCAGAACAGCTATATGACCGACAAGTCGAACTGATTGAGAGTATCCGGCTTCATCAACTGGCCTCAACTTTTGACGTTGTAACAGGCAAAGGCGTTCGTCAGGAAGTGCTGGAGGCCGCTAAAGACAGCCCTGAGTTCGAAGAACTAATGGATGCCTACCGGCGAGAGGCAATGGCAATTATCGCCCGCTGGGATCTGGCGGATCAGCTTGATGGACAGAAGGACGCGGCATGAAACCGGGAATTTATTTCGGCATCAGCAACGAAGACTACCACGCCGGTGACGGCGTGAGTAAGTCGCAACTTGACATGGTTGCCAAGAATCCGGCGCTTCTTAAATGGGTTCAGGCAGCACCAGAAGACGAAGAGAAAAAGTCTGCACTGGATATGGGAACCGCATTGCACTGTCTGCTTCTGGAACCTGGAGAATTCGACAAACGCTTCATCGTTTCACCGAAATTCGATCGTCGGACAAAACAAGGTAAAGCTGACGAAGAAGCATTTCTTCGTGATGTGGCGGATATGGGTATTACGGTACTTGATGTCGAGCAGTGGCGAAAACTGGAGCTGATGCGTGATAGCACAATGGCTCACCCGGCTGCACGCTGGATGTTGGAAGCACCTGGTTACTGCGAAGCGTCAATGTACTGGAACGATGAAGAGACGGGTGAGTTGTGCCGAATTCGTCCAGACAAATGGCTGAACGAGCACAACGTGATCGTCGACGTGAAAAAGGTTGCAGATATGGACCGTTTTGCACGCCACATCGAGGAATTCCGCTACCACGTGCAGGACGCAATGTACCGCGAAGGCGCAATGAGGGTTACTGGTCAGCCGCATGGTTTTTTCTTTCTTGCCGTGAGCGAAAGCATTGATTGTGGTCGGTATCCGGTACGCGTGTTCGAGCTGGATGCGCAGGATGTCGATGCCGGGCACGCTCTGTTCCGCAGGGATCTGAATACCTATCACGAATGCCGCATCAATGATGAATGGGGCGGTGTGGAAATCATTAAACGCCCTGAGTGGGCACGCAAACAGGATATGTACATATGAGCAACGACATCGCAAACATCAACGCACCAGTAGACACAGCAATCGCTGGAACTGCTGCAACTATTTTCAGCCCAGACGGCTTGAACCAACTGATGAAATTCGCCGAGGTAATGGCGCAAAGCCGCGTAACGGTACCGGCGCACCTCGCCGGGAAACCAGCTGATTGCATGGCCGTGGCAATGCAGGCTGCGCAGTGGGGAATGAACCCGTTTGCCGTGGCTCAGAAAACCCATGTTGTGAACGGCACGCTAGGTTATGAAGCCCAATTAGTAAACGCAGTTATCTCAACGATGTCGCCAACAAAAGATCGCATCAACTACGAGTTGAACCACCCCGGGTTTCCT